GCCTTGTTTTTCCGCACGTAGTTCGAGAAGTCCATTCGCTTTGGCAGCGGCAAGCCGTTGTCCTGCATGAATCGAAGTGACAGGTAGGGCCAGAACATTGAGCGATGACCGTTCAGAATCGGGTATTTCGAGAACACAAACCCCGGTTGCATGATGTCTTCTTCTTTGCCTTCGATGAGAAAATAGAGCGATGGGGTAAGGCCCTTTTCGCTCGCGTAGGCATGGAAGCCGGGGTAAAACGTTTTCAGGAACCACTCCTGATTCTTTTTCGCGCCAACCATCGTCTCGCCGTCCATATACACCGTCTCTACAACTCGACTACCATCTGCCCGCTTCACATCATGAACTGCGTCGATGATACCCTTGTAGCTCGCGATAAACCGCGACGAATAGTCCGCAGGCTTGAGCTTCTCGTGCCCGAGCGTAGTCGTTGGAGAGCCTTGGCGAAACTCTGCGGCCCACAAGCGGAGGATGGTTAGATCAAGCGTCAAACGCCCGTCTGCTGCAACGTCTTGAGCGTATGCGCGAAGATTTGAAAGCTCGGTTGGAGTGGGCGGAAACGTCCAGTGTGCTGGCGTAGTCGCCGGTCTGGTTGTCACCAGCCAAACGCGCGTTGAGATGATGGATGCCCCTTTGTCTGCCATGGCTTTAAGCTGCGACTGCACGAGGCTTCGCACGGCGGGCACATGGTAGCGCGACAAAAATCCCGTCGCGTTGAAATCAGCGCCAGTGGCGTGATAGTCAACTCCCACCTGATAATCGCATCCGGGTACAGGAGTCGGCTTTGGCGTTGGTGCCGCAAGCACGCCTTTAACCGTCAGCGTTGAGAGCATATATTTCTTGGACTTACTGTCATAAAACTTGAACAGGTAAGTCGAATTAGCCTGAACTGGAAACACGACGCCAAGAGACGACGGCGAAAGCCAAAGCGTTTTCTCGGTTTCGGAGTCTTTCGTCAGGGTGATGATAGGCTTCCCGCCGCTCGCTCTCCAGCTAACAACTGTGTACCCTTCTTTGCCCTCTTCCACATTCACGATCTCGGGATTGGCCCGTATGTAGCCAGTCACTTTCTTTGCTGCGTGTGCCTGCACTGTGAAAAACATCGCTAGAATCAAAAATACTCGTATCATACTTACTCCTTTCGCTTCTTACTCTTGAATTTTGCCGTCTTCACCAATAGCTTCAATGCTTTTGCAGGGCTTGTTTTCCAGAGTTCCTGCACATCTTTAACCAGTTTGTCTCTTTGGGTTTTATTCAAAGCCATAGCGAACCCCATTCACATCAACGTAAATCACGTTATTATCGACACCGACGAACTCGATTGACTTCTCGACAGGCACACCGAAAAACTCTCTGTGGTGCTGGTGCGGGAACACGATAAACTGTAACAGTTCCTCGTGCATTTCCCCCACTACGTTAACGTGGAAACCGGGAATTTGCGTAGCTGTTTCGCCCGGATTTTGGAGAAAAATGGGTCCGATAACATCCACCACACCGTCAATGTATTGCGCGTTAGCTTCATACTCCACTTGGTCCGCGAACCGTAGGCAATAGCTCATGGTTATTTCCTCGTGAGTTTCAGTAGGAACGGGTTAGTAAGTCGCACCGGCCAATAGGTGAGGCGGCGGATGGTCCCGCTATAAAATGACGAGCTGGTGACATTACCGATATTTAATTGATTAACAGTGGGCATCAACACGCTTGTGTCGGAATTACCAAATGAACCATCCGCAGCAGTATTTAAGTCGTTTAGTCGTACCCCAACAGCAATGCGATTTCTTTCACCGACCAATGGCATAGTAGTTGCGGTGTCCAACGTACCAGATGTGACAGAAATTATGGTAAATTGTGAGCCGGGGTCATGGCGCAAATTAAAAGTACGATTGCTAAGAGTGCCGTCATTTATACTACAAAGCGTTGACGTAAAAGACCCGGAGGAACGCGCAGTATCGGCAAACAAAGTTCCCTCGTCCTGTCGATACCAACTACTAAAGTTCGCACCCGTGATGGAAGCCACGTCGGCAGAACGAGTGACTGTCGCGTTAGTGGTGGGGATGTAACTAGTAGCGAAGGCTGTTGTTTCGAGTTGAGCGCCCCAGAGATAAAGACCTGAAACACCGTCTCCGGTATAGGAAGCATTTGTCCCTGTGTTTACAAGCGTTATGCCAACGCGAGCGTTTCCAGTAGTGGTCGCCGTGGAGGTTGCAGTAACTCGAAACCAGTCGCCCTTTAGCGGAATAATACTAACAGTCATACCGCCGTCACTAAGTACCTGATATGTACTAGGCCCTACGTCGATAAATGCGAGTCTATTAGTAAAAAGCACGGGGAAGGTGAAGCGAAAGCGTGACCGTTCCGCTGCTTTAACAAATACCGACGCGGTGTAGGTAGTTCCTGCCTGAAACGCATAACCAGTGAATTCGATAGTGTGACCGCCAGTGGTCGTCGCTTCAATAATCTTGTCGGCGGTTGTTGCACCGTCTGGCGCACTTATTGCGTCCGGGCTTACTGTAACGCTACTAGATATTATATTCCATGCGGCGTTATTTGCCTCTTCACTGTATGTGAGTAGATTCGTCTTACTTTCCTCAATTAGCAGTCCCAGACACTCGCCAGTTAGCGGGTCGTGGTCGAAGCGCGGTTCGTCGGTGGTTGCAGTTTTAATCAACCCATCATCACCCACATACGTACCAGAGCTGGCCCGCGTGAACGTCACCAAGCTCCTGCCACGCGCGTCCAAAAGCGACTTATTCCTCGCAAAATTCAAATCCAAAGAGGCTTTGTTGAATATGCGAGCAAACGCAGCAGGCAGATTGTTGTACAGAAAATTAAAACTCATAGCAAAGCAACCCATGCAATGATTGTAAGTTTTTCACCGCTCGCCGGAGTATAAGCGTTCACCGCCTGAATCGTACCGTAAAGTTTCGTGTCAGCCGCAGCAAGTTGCATTGGTGCCGGAATGTTAACGTAAGAAACCCGTGCATTACTCGCCGTGAAATTCTGCACGTCGCAAGCGAGCCACGTACCGTCGGCCTCTTGAGTGGCGTCTGCAATGTCGAGGGCTGCGTTATCATTTGTAGCCGTGAATGTTGCGTTGCTCAGGAACACATTGAACAGCGGGAGCGTTGAGCCTTTGACACTCGAAACCACACAGAGTTTGCGAATCTCAATCGACTGCCCTGCAACGGCACCAAGTGCTCCGAGGTCAAGCTGAAACACCGTAGGGGCCGATGTGCTGTTGGTAATTGCATCTCCGACGGCATAAGCCGTGGTGTCAGCAGGGCGGGTAAAGTTTGTGTTCGCCTGCACGAGGCGATAGCCACCTTTCGATGTTGCCTTATCGTCATCATAAAAAATCTGCAACTTATCTGTGTTATTGAAAGCACCCGTGTTGGTGTCATAGGTAAGCGTGAGGACGTTTGTGGCAACGGTGCCGCCCTTTGTGCTGTCGTTGAACTGGTAAATAACCGTGTTGTTGGTTACGTCTGTGATGAGTAAAATCTGGTCTAGGCGGATTGTGGAATAATCCGAGAACGTGATTTGCTTTGTTGCTTTATCGAACGTGTAATTCACGATTTGAATTTTCATGGTGTCCCCTTATAGTGCTGTAGCCATTGCGATTGCAATAGCGGTTACTTGTGCTTCGGTGATAATGGTTGACCAAGGAGTGTAGGCAAGGGAATTCCATGCTGTAGAACCATCGCCAATCTTGTATTTCGCAGTGTCAGTCTCATACGCAAGCTCACCTTGCGCCAGCGTTGGGTTTGCTGCCGTCCAGTTTGCCGCCGTGTCTCTTCGGAATTGAAATTGAATAGCCATTAGCTCGCACTCCCACAGTCAATACTAGCTCCGCCGTAGACGCTAGTAGCGTTGCCGCCATCAAGGATGAATGAGACAGGGACGCCAGCCTCATTCACTACGTCAAGATTACCAGTAATCGGGTTAAATACCAACTGCATGTAGCCTCCTTACGTTGCCGCAATGGTCGAGATGACCGATTTAGCCGCCGTGGTGTACGTGATGGTGATTGTTTTGACTAGAGTGCCGCCTCCACCGCCTGTTCGGTAAGCGTAGGTGTCGGTCAACACCCCCGAGGTGTAGGTGATGTGGTCAAACGCCGATGGGACCAATGTGTTCACATTGACAACCGGTAGCGCCCCTGTGGAGTTGTCGGTTTTAACGATCCGTAGCGTTCCGTCTTCGCCTTTGACTGCGAGGATGACCGGCAGTGCTGGGTTTCCGTTTTCGATAAAAGCCTGTAGCGTTTCAACTGTCATTTCGTGTCTCCTATTCTATAGAATCAGTATTGTCAGCTCGTTTTAAGGTTGAGAATCTCACTCAGAAGGTTTGCTTTTCTTGAAGTCATTACCCGATTGTTTGTACCAGAAGAAGAGACAGCACAAAACAGCCAAAGTTCGGGACTCCAACAAACCGAGCTCCAAGTAGTGTCCGTAGCGCTTGTGCGAAGGGTCCAGTTTACCCCGTCAGGAGATGTCATCACTCGGTTTCCGGTGCCGGATTGGGCAACAGCGCAAAACAGTCCAAGTTCAGAGGACCAGCAAACTGAGTACCAATTATTGTCTTTCCCGGTAGTGTTTCTTGCAGTCCAATTTGCACCATCTGGCGAAGTCATAACCCGATTGCCGGTACCCGAAGAGGCAACAGCGCAAAACAGTCCAAGTTCAGGACTCCAACAAACCGAGCGCCACTCATTGTCCGGAGCACTTGATGCTGCATTCCAATTTTCGCCATCGGATGAACGCATAACGCTATTTTCGAAACCAGTAACGGCGACAGCACAAAACGTCCTACGTTCAGGACTCCAACAAACCGAGTACCAATAATTGTCTGCCGCACTTGTGCGGACGGTCCAGTTGATTCCATCAGGAGATGTTATAACACTATTACCGGCCACATCACTCGACCACCCAACCGCACAAAACAGCCCAAGTTCGGGGGACCAACAAACTGAGGTCAACTCTAGGCCTATCGCACCTACTCTCGTAGTCCAAGTAATTCCGTCTGGAGACGTCATAATCTGATTGTCTGTACCATTGGTAGAGACAGCACAAAGCAGACCAAGTTCAGAGGACCAACAAACTGAGTTCCAAGCATTGTCCGTCGCACTTGTTCTCGTAGTCCAAGTAATTCCGTCTGGCGAAGTCATAACCCGATTGCCGGTACCAGAAGAGGAGACAGCACAAAGCAGACCAAGTTCGGGGGACCAGCAGACCGAGGTCCAATTATTATTTGTGGAATTTAGCCTCGTATACCACTTTAACGCAACCTTCAGAGCCTCACTGGCTATCGCAGAACGATAAAAGAATTTCGGAACAACTTTTCTAGGCTTGTAAACACCAACATCTTTCGAAGTCACAACCCCACGGCCAACGGAAGTTGTTGAAACAACACAAAACAGACCAAGTTCGGAAGACCAACAAACTGAGTTACAAGTACTATTCACACTTGTGCGAATGGTCCAGTTGATTCCATTCGGCGAAGTCATAACCTTATAGATTGTGCCGGTGTCAGTAACAGCACAAAACAGCCCAAGTTCAGAGGACCAACAAACTGAGTTCCAAGAACTATCCGCCGCACTTGTTCTCGTAGTCCAAGTAATTCCGTCTGGCGAAGTCATAACCCGATTGCCGGTACCAGTAGAGGAGACAGCACAAAATAATCCTAATTCAGGACTCCAGCAAACAGAGCGCCAACTATTATCAGCCGCACTTGTTCTCGTAGTCCAAGTAATTCCGTCTGGCGAAGTCATAACCCGATTGCCGGTACCAGAATATCCAACAGCACAAAATAATCCTAATTCAGGACTCCAGCAAACAGAGCGCCAACTATTATCAGCCGCACTTGTTCTCGTAGTCCAAGTAATTCCGTCTGGCGAAGTCATAACCCGATTACCAGTTCCAGTATCAGAAACAGCGCAAAATAATCCTAACTCAGGACTCCAGCAAACCGAGCGCCAATCATTGTCTTTCCCGGTAGTGTTTCTTGCAGTCCAGTTGATTCCATCTGGCGAAGTCATAACCCGATTGCCTGTGCCTGTCCAAGCAACAGCGCAAAACAGTCCAAGTTCAGAGGACCAGCAAACTGAGTACCAATAATTGTCCGCAGTACTTGTTCTTGCCGTCCATGTCGTTCCATTAGATGAAGTCATAATCCCATTATTGCCGATGCCGGAATATCCGACCGCACAAAACAGCCCAAGTTCGGGTGACCAACAAACTGAGAACCAAGAACAATCCGGACTTGCCTGTTCCGCCCAAGTCGAAACAGCTCTGACTGCTAGTTCGGCGGTGGAATTACTACTTGTTTTTTCCAGTCTGTTCAGTGCTTTTTGGACAGTATCTTCAGAAGTGGTGAGAGCCCTTTTGAAATTGGTGGTTACAACTGAAGTAGAAGATGCTGTAGCAGACGCCGAAAAATCATCAAACTTTTGCAACGCTTTCTGAACTGTGTCGTCAGTCGGTGCAAGATTACCGTCAAACCCTGTGGCGTCAACAGTGATACTTGTTGCGGGAAGTACTGAAAGAACAGGTGTAGAGCCAATAACTGCCACCTGATTTCGAGAAGTGCCTCGAATCGGGTCTTGGCTCATAATCTTACAACGGCCAGACACACCTGCGCCAACAGAACCAACGCCAACAGCGTTGAACTGGTAAGTGATACGGTTGACACACGTTGCCTCAGCAAAGAGGCTTTGGAGCGTTCCAAGGGAGAGTGCGCTTGGCTGTTCTGCCTGTGCCGCCGCTAACGTAGTGTGCAACGTCTGTCCTGTAATCCAGACGTGACGATACTTTTGGGAGTCTGCATCACTTGCCACCGGAATCGCGAAGTCAAACACGTTCACAAAAGCGTCTTCGGTTGCGACAGTGAGCTGCCAAGTAGCCCCTGTCCATTGATTGTATTGGAGCGTGTTGGTTCCTACGAAATACGGAGTGGTTGCGGCAACATTGAACACCCAGTCGCCGCTTGCTCCGCTTCGGTATGCTGTTGTGTAAGTTCCTTGCGTGAGCGCAGGAATGGTAGTTTGCAAGTCCTCGTCTTTGATGACACCAACATCAACTCCCGGAGTATTGTCGGCAACGTCAGTTGGAGCAGTTGAGTTTGTGTAGACAACCGTTGTTCCTGCTGTGATTCCAAGTCCTGATTTCCAGTAGGTTCCTACTGTATCGTGAAACTCTTGGTGATCTTGCCAAGGCATTGTGCCGTGGGTTTCCCTCAATGAGAACGTGTTGGCTGCTGAAGCCAAGTCGTAGCGAACATTGGCAGCCATAACATCGGTGAATGCCCACACGCTTGTAGACCATGCCGCCGCTGTGATTGCGCCGTTGATGGTGAGCCAGTACGTGTTGGTACTGTTGGTGTGCGCTGCTGAAGTCCAAGGGCTTGCGGTGGTGTACCGTGTTCCTCGGTAATACCAAGCGATGGTGCCACTCGAATGCGTGAGCGTGATTTTCCTTTCGGCTCTGTCGTAGGACACGCCTACGCCATCAGGGTCCTCGAATCCGGTGTTGAAGTCTGTAGGATTTCCGGCGTCCGTAAGCTCAGACAGAGATGTCGCTGGAGGGAGCTCGACGAGAATCTTTCCTTGAGTGTTGTGAGCCTCCATGATTGAGCCAACACGACGACGGTACGGTGAGGCTGGAGGAATCTTTGTGAATCCACCGGCAACCGATGCCGACAGATAGATGATATCGCCGACGCTCAGGGCGTTTCCTTCCGAGTCCACATTTGTCGCCACGTCTTCGAGAACGCCAAAGTTGATGACGTATCCATTGGTGTTGGTGTCGAGAGCCGTGGTTGTGAAGCCAAGGGTTCCTGCTGCTTGTCCTGCGACTGAAGCGAGAGCCGGTTTGATGATGACTCGATGACCTGAGACGTTGGATGCGTACCCAAGTTGAGCACGAGTCATTGCAATACCGTCGTTCCTGACTTCAATCAGGCTCTCGGTTTTTGCGTCGATGATTTCATCAGGAGCAGCACCGTAGTAGTCCGGTTTTCTTGTGAATGGATTGAATGTAGACCTCATCTTATCCACCTACCTTTACTGCTGGGCTGTAGACCGTGGACACCGGAGTAGCCTTCGTTACATCCGTGAACACGTTAGTAATCGTACCTACCGTTGTTCCTCCGGTTCCGCCGGTTTTGTACGTGATTACCTCAGTGAATGTTCCCGCATCCCAACTGTATGTTAGCGCATTGTGGGCTGCGTATGGCCATTGTTCGCTGTTCGTAATCAACGTGTCGAGCTTGGTTTCAGTATCACCCATGGCAACATTGACGCTGCTTCTTGGGATAATCACGTCACCGGTGGTGAACGTGCGGAAAACCTTCGTGGCGTACAGAGTAACCCCTGCGGCGGGGAGAATCTTCAAGCGAAGATTGGGGGAGGGGATCCCAGTGTCGTCAGTGACCCACACACTGTACGTGGCGGTCGTTGAAATCGGACCATTCGTGGCCGTGGTAATAGCCGCCCAAGTGACTCCGCCGTCCATGGACTCCTCGAGAGTCATGTCTGCGGTTCCAACCCCTGCGAAGCTTCCGACGGTCACGGAGACTTTCAGTGTGGTCATATCATTGGGGGACAGAGCACCCAGGGGAACGTATAGGGGTGTGGCATTGGTCACCAGTCGAGCATAGTTCTCAATTTTGATTTCGATGAGTTGGTATGACATTATTTCAACCCTCTCATGGTTCGCAGGATTTTAGTGAACGTTGCAGAAGTCGATGCACCGGCCACTATCTTGAATCGAACGTACGGCTTGATTGAGCGGTTGATGCCGCGATGGGGGATGATCTGGTGAACACTCACCGGAGAACCAACTGTACCCCCCGTTCCGAACGTGACTCCGGAGGAGACATCGGTCCAAGCAGCGGTTGGGGTATCCGAGGATGTGGCATCTTGGGCAGTAATAGTTACATCATTGACCCCGTACCGAGTCCCGACAAAGGTACTGAAGATTCCCCAGAGGGAGTCTTGGTTGGAGATGTGAAAAGGACCGACGTAGATTGTGCCGCCTTCGGGAACCACTTTGATTTCTTGCCCGCCAAAAGTATCTTGGCTGAGAATGCTGAGACTCTGGAAATTGTCTGACATACTTACTCCTTTAGTTTCCGAAGTTCTTCCTGCAAAACATCTACGGATTTATTTGCAAGATGCTTAGGAAGCATCGCATTTACTTTCACGGTATTCTGTACCCTTTGTTCTCGTTTCATGTCCGACTTCAGTAGCAGTTCTGCAGCTTTCATCTTAACCTGGAGCACCTTGGGGTTTATTTCTTCGTCATAGTTGTTCACCGACAAGATATCGATAATTGTCGCTGCAGCCTGTTCCCGGGCCTTGTGCATGGTGACTATGTAGGAGTCAGGGGTCAGGAGCCACTCAAAGAACCCCGGGTACTTGGAGATCCAAGCGGATACTTCAGCCATCCGGAAGGGGGCGACGAAGGGTTCTAGGGCGTCGGCCATCTCAAGTGTGAGCTTTCCCAAAACCTGAGGGCTCATACGCTCGTGGACCAATAGTTTCAACGAAATCTGACGATCGCTCGGCGTGAAAGCCGCCGCTTCGTCCAATAGTAGGATGTCGGTATCTCTTGTCATGCGGGGCCACCTCGGGTATTCTTTGGAAAGGATAACACGAGGGGACTTTCATGGCCAAGCGTATTCGGGATAAATTTACGACCGAAGGCGGCAATCGCGCATATAACATGGTGCGGTCCAAAGTAGTCAAAGGAAAGGACGGCTACGGGAAGGTAGTCAGTGTTGCCCGGGAAAAACTCATGCAGCGCCTCGGGAAGGACCCCGGGGAAGACGTCGTTGCCGCTCACAAAAATGGCGGTTCCCATTTCGAAAAAGACGGCGGTGCGTTCGACATCGCGACTCGAGGGGAAAATACTGCCGAGTCCAACCGAGCACGAAAATTGAAAGAGAAATTCAAGCGAGGTAAGAAGTAATGAGTTTTGCCGATATCTGGACTTCGGGCAGTGAATCATCCGAAGATACACCAAAACGCAGCGGCTCACGAGAAAAGTTCATTTCAAAAGAAACCCCAAAGAAGAAATATTCCGGCCAAGATTTGCGGAAATTGATTCAGGGGAAGATGACTTCGAAGAAGTCAGTCAAAGGTAAAAGCAATTTGAAAGAGAAGATTTCTTTGATGAACAGTTCCTGCAAGTAACACTCAACTAGACGCCGGTAGGAAATGGAAGACGAGAAACTAGAACTAATACAACAATACCAAGAAGAAGTCCTACGCCAACGTTCCCGGGTGTTGAAAGTTTTTATCCCTGACAAACCCGCCGCCGTACCCTTTGAAGCTCAGATAAGCTTCCTAAGAGATGGAAACTTATCCAAAATTGCCCGTTGCGGTAACCGTGCCTCGAAGACCTTCACCTGTATGCGGGATTTGGCGTGGAAAATCACACGGACACATTGGTATCGACAGGAATACAACGTTCTCAACCTGAAAAACAAACGATGGAAAGATGACTTGGATTCCCCCGAGTATGAGATGAAATATCTCGCAACGAAGCCGAAAACTCACTGGATTGTCGGCCCGACGTACGACTTCGTAAACCAGACAATGTGGGGAATGTATCTCGAGAAGATGATACCTAAATGGTTCATCGTGGACATAAAGAAGACCAACCAAGGAAACATTGACTCGGTCTATTTCAAGAACGGTGACGTACTGAAGTGCAAGACTTATGCACAGCAGGACACAACCAAAATGGGTTTCGTTGTAGACAATGTGTACATCGACGAAATGCCACCCGACGTCATGACCATCACGGAGCTTGTGGTTCGTACCTTCGACTGCGATGGTCAGATTACCCTCGGCTTCACCTCGCTCGTCCAGAACGACGATATCAGAACATACGTGGACAAGTCCTGCGACGAAGGTACGATGAGCCTCCACCAATGGAGTATCTACGACAACCCATGGTACGCCGAGAATCCTGACCGTATCAAACGTGTGCTTGCAGAGTATAAGAACATGTCCGAGGAGGAGCGTAACGCCCGTCTCTATGGACACTGGTATTACGACAAACCGGACAAGGCGGTCTTTGAGGGTATCAACCCGGAGATCGTGGACGACTTTCCAATCCCTTCCCATTGGCGGCAGGCCCGGTTCACAGACCCGGCGTCCCATGTTACAGGTCACGCCATCTTTGCGGAAGACCCGGACACCGGGGTTTGGTACATCACCCACGGGATCGAGATTACCTGGGGAACCATTGCCAAGGCGGAAGATATCCTCGGGGTTATTGAATCCATGAAACCCCGCCCAAACTTCAAGTACCTTCTCAGTGTATATGACAATGCCGAGGCTTGGTTTGGGGCCTACGGAGCCAAATACGGATATCGAGCCTGTATCCTGAAGAACCGGGAAGCTGCCGTGATGCAGACCCGAAACGCCGTCGGAAATGGACGGGTAAAATTTTTCCGATCCGGGGCCAATGATGCCTTGAAGCAGTTTCAGAACTACCGGTACAAATCGGATGGGTCTGGCAATGTGATAAAGAAGAAGGACCACATCCTTGACTGCATCATGTACTTCTGTCGGGAGATCCCGGATCCGCTGCCCCAAGCAGAGAGTCAGCCGACGGAACGGGAAGACATGGTTGCAAAACATCTCGAAAAGTTGCAGAATCGGCACAAGACCAAAAAGTATCCAAGATTTCAGTCAGCGGTACCTAGAGTTTCGTTCGCTATCAGATCGAGAGGCCTAAGATGATTATCGCATTGCTCGTACTCACCTCGGCGTGTTTCATTGCCTTGGGAGTGCTTATCTATCTCGTGTTAAGACTGTCCAAGCATATCAAGGTCTACATTTCCTACGTCAACGGAAAGAGCGAAGACCTCGAGAAGAACCTAAATACCCTCGGGCGTGTTATGTTGGTATATGAAGAGGCGACACAGATCCTGAAGCGTAGGAACGAAGCCGCTCAATTGACTGAGCGGTTCCACCGAACTCCGAGGTAATAAAGCATGTCAAAATTACGCATCCTGTCCGATGAGGAATTCGCAAAGAGTTTAGCGACCAAGTTTGCTGATGCTAAGCGAAAACATGACAAGCTAAAGGTCGAATTCGACATCGCAGAGATGGCGTATCAGTGCATCAATGACAAGGTTCGCGGAGGTCTGGACTCCGGTCTGGCCACTCAGTTCCTTTACAGTCCTCAGAACGAGGAAACCCAGATGCCTATGATTGAGGGACTGGATACCATCAAAGCTGTCCTGTTCCTTCACTCAAAGCTCTGTATCTCCGATCCCGTAGTAACGGGAACCCCTCGAAAGCAGGACCAAGCCACCATCAACTCGGCTCGGTACGCTGAAGGGTACATCAAATACGCCAAAGACCACACAGACCTTCAAGAGTGTATCGAATCCGGTGCCTACGTGAACCTGTGTATCTACGGAACAGGAGTCACATACGAAGGTTGGGATCCCAATGGCGGAGACTTCCCCATCAGTGAGATCGACGAAAACGCTGACCCGAACAACCTCGAGATTAAGATGGAGGGTGATTACGACCTCCGAGACGTCAGCCCCAAGAAATGGTACCCGGATGCAAATGCCACCAGTGTTCGAAAGATGGATTATTGCTTTGAAGAGATGGACGTCCCGAAGGAAGAAGCTTTCTACTCATTCCCTGAAGAGGAAAAGCAGAACATTCTTCGCATGTCGGTGCAAGGTGGGGAGGACTCCTCATCACTTGAGAAAGAGAATCGAAGCACTGTAAAGATCTATCACTACTGGGAGCGCGGGCGTCCTTGGAACGGATTCCTTGGCTGTCACGCCATCTTCACGAACCCGGACAGCCCTCGGCTGCTGTATCGTGGACCGAACCCCTACAAGCACAAGAAACTCCCGTACAGCGTGCTGACGGATATCGACGTTCCTGACAATGTAATGGGAATGAGTCGCATCATCTATGCGTATCAGGTCCAGATGTGTATCAATAACCTCATCACCATGGTGATGAACAACGCAGCGTTGTTCGGTTCGGCGAAGTATCTCTCCCCCGAGGGAGCTATGAATGATGACCTCGATAACGATCCTTCAGTCGTTGGAACCTATAATCCTGCGACAGGCGGCAAGCCCGAATTCTTCCGCCCAGTGAACGTAACCCCCGATGTGTGGAAGGGTTACGACATCATGAAGCAATACATCAACAACATCTACGGTATGAATGAATTCTCTCAGGGTCAGATTCCACGGGAGCTTTCGTCATACGCAGTCCAGCTCGCCCTTGAGATGGACGACAAATATCGCATCCGTCTGTTCAACAAGAAGAAGCTGTTCCTCCGGGACATCTATGAGAAGTTCCTCGAGATCACCAAGCAGTTCATGACAGACAGCCGCAGACTCCGTATTACCGGTGTTGAAGCATTCCAAGACGATGAGTATTTCCAAGTATCCATGCTCGAAGGCGACTACGATATCAGTGTGGAATACGGGGCATATCTCCCTGTCGACCCTGCCGCACGTAAGCAGCAGATTCTCGAATTCATCAAGTCCGGGTTCTTCGACAAGGCGGGAGGCGACTACAAGAAGGCTGCTTCGCTCCTGATCGATGGTTCCATGATTACCGTCCGTGACGCTTCCGAAAGACACCGCAGACGGCAGCAGGCTGAGATCTCCAAGCTCATCAAGGGTGAGAAGGTCAACGTCGAGCCTTGGGACAAGGACGAGGATCACGCAGCGGAGATTGATGAGTACTGCGGCACAGCAGCATTTGAAGCCCTTCCTCGGGAAATCCAGCAAGCAATCTGGGACCACGGGGAAGCTCATGTTCAAGCCTTGGCAGAGAAGATAGCCAAGGGACAAGGTCCGGAAGCTCCCGGAGCCGGTGGCCCAGGGATGGGCGGATCCCCCGCAGGTCCAGGGGGAGCCCCAGGGATGGGTGCGCCGGGTCCGCTTCCGGGTCCCACACCTCCTCCCGGTGGAGGGGAACCAAATCCAGTAACGAGTCCGAGTGGTCCAATTGCCTAATTCATAGGAGATTTTTGTATGGCAGATATGGTAAATTCCGCCCCAGCAGCAGCTCCGGCAGCACCCGCACCTGCGGCGGCTCCGGCACCTTCATCCTCCGGGTTCAAGCAGCCTGAGGGAGCACACAGCGCCCACGACATCTTCAGCGAATTTGAGCAGAAGCTCGGATGGAAGGAAGAGCAGGGTCCCGATTTCAGTGATGCCCGAGAGTGGAAAGACGGCAACATTGAGGAAATGATCGAGAACTACGGTAAGGAAGAGGTCGACCCCACAACCGGCGAGACTCCGGACAGGGAGCCTCAGGTGGATATGGACGGCAACCCTGCCGAGACACAACAGACCGAGGAAGACAGCGACAAGTTTGAATACGATTTCGAAGACGAGATCGGCGGCAAACAGCACAAGATCCAGTTCAAGTCCAAGGAACAGCTCAATACAGCAATCAAGAAGGCCATCGTGGCTGACCGTCTGTACAAACAGACCAAGGAGCTCAAGGCTGAGATTGAGTCATACACACAGGACCGAGAGTTCGCTCGAAACATGGACGATTATCTCGAAAACCGTCCAATGGAACTGTTGGACATGGTCATCGAAGACCTTCCCGAGGAAGATGTGAAGAACTGGCTCCTCGCCAAGGCTGAGTGGTACGGACAGGACCAAGAGGTTCGCCGTCAGGCACAGATCCAAAAAGAGAACGAATTGCTGCGCCGAAAGCTTGCAGCTATTGAAGAAAGTGAGCAGCGAATCGCTGAATCACGCCGACAGGCCGCCATGGAAGCTGACCGCCATGTGGTACAGGCTTGGGGCTCCGGTGTACTTTCTAAGATGAAAAGTAGAATTCCGGAACAATATCATGGTATGGTAGAAAAAGAGTTACGCAGTACATTGTTGGAAGCCAGACACCGTCAATCTCAGAATGAGAATGTAGATGTGAAAACTCTGGACAAGATCTTCACACGGAACATGAGACCGCTGTTGGAACTTATCCAGGAGAAAGCCAGTAAGAGAGTAGTAGATAGCGAAGTAGGAAGGGTGCTTAACGAGAAAAAGCAACAGAACCTTGCAAGGGTTCAGTCGGCAGCCTCGCAAGCAATGTCCCGTGGAAATCAGACTCCCCGTATGAGTAAAGAGTTGGAAGAGAATCCCGCAAAGATTTTCGATTATCTTATCGAAGGTATCGATAAAGGTAAGTACAGGCTTAAAGGCTAACGGCATAAAGGAGAAAAACAATGCCAAATATTGCAGAGAATAACGCATTTAGTAATGCCCAATTTAGGCAGTCAGACCTGCTTAAATTTATCCAGGAAAAAGGTTCCAAAACCCTGTGGCGTATCGTCTCGGGTCTGGACTCCGTTACCAAGAAGTCCGAATGGCCGGGCGGTAAGGAAGTTCGGTACCACATGACTGTGGATGCTGGCGGTGGAGCTTTCTCGGGCTTGAACAGCCAGGGCGGCGTGTTTGCTCATGCTGACCGTGCATACGGTATTCAGGGCTTCATGGTTCCTAAGTATCAGACCATGACGATGTACTTCGACCGCATCCTCGGCAAGTTGACCGACAGCGATCAGAAGGCATACCTCGGTCACATGAAGATGGAATATGAGCAGAAGACCATGTTCCAGAAGAGCTTCATGAACCTTCAGCAGATCATGGACGGTACTGGCCGTGTTGGTACTCCCGTAGGTCTTGGCGCTGCGAACACTGCAAGCGGCAACAGTTTCACGATGACCAACCCTTCGACCCTGTTGAAGGTTAAGCTTTCGTCGGCTGATACTGCAACTGGTTCGGCTGCGTACTTCATGGAAGGTATGGTGGTTTCGTTCCTCTATCCCAACTATGACGACGATGACAACGGTACCGTGGCAACCACCAAGGCTGACTGTACTCCTCGCTTCGCTGTCCTTGGTTTCAAGGCTTCCGGCGTTCGTTCGTACTATGACGCTTTCCGTGTTGTCCGTATCAACCAGTCCGCAAACGAGATCCTTCTCGCTCCTGCACGTAAGGCCGCTGGCGACAGCGATACTTACACTCCCTACACGACCGTTGAGGCTTCTCACATGGTTCAGCAGGGCGCTTCGTCCACTATGTGGTGTGCTGGAACTGGAACTGTCACCGTGACTCCTTGGCAGGGCCGCACGACTGCTCTCGGTGCTCCTACCGACACGAACGGTCTCACCGGCGGTGCCTCGCTCGGTTTCAATCACTTCTTCGACTACTCCGGGTTCACCTCGTATAGCTCGACGGACCATGTGACTGCGACCTTCTTGGTTCTCACCGGGTACATCCCCACAGGAACTGTGGACTACGGTCTGGGCAACACCGATTTCAGCTCGTACAGCAACACTACTGCGACCAACGCAGCTGCCGCTCGTGCAATCCTCGGTCTCGGCTGGGATCCCAATGTTGACTCAGGGTATGCGACTACTCTGGACGTCTCGCTTGTTAACCCCTACCTCATGACTGGCGTTGAGACCCTCCTGTTCAACGACACCAACATGGTTCAGGGCGTTCCTCGCTACAGCATCCAGCAGTACCTCCCCACGAAGAAGGACTTGCTCGCTCAGCCTCTGACGTTCAACAGCCTCTTCGCCGGTGTGGCAGAGCACTATGTCCGTAACCGTGACAAGGATCCCAACAGCTCGGACGTGATCCAGTGGAATCTTCTCAGCATGAACCCCCTCGTTTACACCTCGCTCCTGTCTCTCTCTGAGACTGACCGTCGCATCACCGACGACAAGGGTATTCGTGGTACTTCATGTAAGACGATTCAGGTCGGCAACAAGAAATTCGAGCTTGACATGTGTTCAAGCATGAGAATGGATCGTATTGTGGGCCTTCCAAAGGATTGTCTCCAAATGAAAGGCGGAACCCTTGAGCCTGTAGAAATCGATGGCATAAACCAATTCATGGCGCTGAACTCAAGCGGACGACGTTCGAATGCGTATGAATCCTACTGGACGGTCCAAGGAGAGCAGTATTGCGAAAACCTCCGTGATACCTTGTTCTTCCGTAACTTCACCGTAAGTATTATATAGTACTTATGTGCGGTACTTGATACCATGAAGTATCTGTGTTAATGCTCTCTCTCCAAAAGGAGAAAATCATGGCACAGATACCGGTGTTTTTCAAAGGTAAGTTAGTTTATTTCGCTGAGGTTGACGAGGATATGTTTGAGGAAGCAAGCAAACACCTATGGAGAACGATAGGTCAGCCAAACACAAGGATGTTTGACTATTGCTATCGTCGACATAATTCCAAGGTGCAGATGCTTCATCAATACGTCTTGGGAGTTGAGAAAGGGTGTGGAAAGATTGTCGATCACATCGACCGCGATCCTAAGAATAACCGAAAAAGTAATCTTAGATTCGTCTCCAGAAGAGAAAACAGTTGGAATAGAACCCCGCTGCAAACGCCCAAGTCATCTAAATACGTCGGTGTTTCCTCTGCTGGTAACTACTGGAAGGCTCAGTGTGCATCTAACTCTAAGCGATGTGTCGGATATTATGATACTGAGGAGAAAGCAGCCCTTGCTTTCGATTATCATGCCCGACGTATTCGTGGTGAATTCGCAATACTGAACTTTCCAGATAAAGATGTGTTGCCGGAATCACGAAAGAAACCTGAATCTCGTTTCAAGAGAAAGTATATTTCTTTCAGCAGGCGAAAGCAGGGATTTCGGTACTACATCCAAATACCTATCGCAACACCTCGATGGTTTAAGTTATGTGACACTCTCGAAGAAGCAATCGAATTTCGCAATCAGAAACTGAAGGAATTGGGTGTTCCAATTCCAGACTAACAGCACATTAAACAGGAGAAAATCCAATGCCAAATGTCGGACTTAATAAAACCCAAGCAGATGCGCTTAACCGCCATCTTGCCTGTGGAAAACCATCACTCAACGGTTTCTTCCTCGCTGCAAAGCAGAACGGAATGTTCGAAACTTTCGCTGGTAAAGACCTCGTCCTTGCTGACGCAGTGACTCGCACACTCCTTTCAATCGATGCAGGCCTCGACCCTTACTTCGTTAGCGGAGCGGACAAGCTTCTGGCTATTCGTAGCTCGGATGCCACTGCCGTTGCTGCTGCCGGTATCGTGGTTGCTTCCGGGTCTACCCCGGCTGCTCTTCGCCTCACTTGCCGTGACGTGAATGCTGCTAACGCTCTCGGTGTTTCCCAGGAAGGTTCTCTGTGGATCCCCACGAGCGCCCCTTGGTCCGCTCAGTTTGAAATGATCGTTCCAAAGAATGCCTACGCCGTCGGTGTTGCATTCCAGGAAGTCGGTTTCATGGGAGCTGGAAACATCGCAACTCACTTCATCGACGCTTCGAAGGAATTCGGCTACGTTGATGGATCGGCTGATGCTCCTTTCGTTTCACTTAAGTTCGCTGCTGGACAAGGAACTCTCCGGGTTCGTGCCACTGCTGGTGGATCGATTTCTACCTCGTCTGCGTTCAACATTCCTGCCTCTGGCAAGCATGTTTATCGCCTCGAGTACGGATATGCTTCGTCCGGTGGAACTCCTGCGATTGCTCTGTTCATTGATGACGTGTTTGTCACTTCGGTTGCGGCGACGATTGCCGGCGCTCTCCAGTTCGCAGCTCGTGCTTGCCACGGTGCTTCGTACTTGGCCGCTTCGCATGTACCTCCCGTGCTGGACCTGAACCTCGTCGCAGTGGCTGTCTATAGCTAAAGGAGTTGAGTATGCCGTTTCCACCGAAGAAACCGAACGTCCCCGGTAAGCCCGGGCTGTACGATGACCCAACAGATGAAATGCTGAAGGGCCCTCATGCAGAGCCGGATGAGGATGAGTCTTCGATTGACGACCTCATGTCTCAGGATTTCTCGGAGTCGGATGACGAGCTTTTCAAAGAGAGCCCCCTTGAGTCGG